CACCTTATTCCCGTTTAGGATGTTAGTATTTTAATAGGATAAACACTTTTAACTGCCTCGACGTAGAGACCTGACGATTAAGTGTGAACGTATATTAGTAATTTGCTATTATTTAATTAAAAAACATATTATCAAGCTCTTCCCATGTTAATAATATAGTTGGTAAGTTAGCTTGGATTAGTGCATCATTTAATTTATTTTTAATTTGATTGAATTTATCTTCACCCAAACCAAATGAATCTCTCAAAGCAGCTTCAGCATTTTGATAAGTTGCTGCTTCTGTGTCCGGGCAAGATCTAATCCATTTAGGAGTTTCCTCAATGGTGTCTTCATCAATTGGGGCCAACCACATCCCTTTTCGGGCTGGATGCGGTTTAAAACCACTCTTCAAAAATGTGGCTTCTAAAATTGATGTATAGGGTATTTGGTTACCAGACTTCAAAGCGTCAGTGGCAACTATTTTCTTAGTTTTAAAGTAATGTTGTATTGTTACGCCATTGAACAAGTCCTTTATGCTGTCACTAACACTCATTATAAGATCATCACCATAAACTACCAATCGGACGTTCTGTTTAAACATCTCGTATATAGGGATTTGTCTTTTACGGGCTTCATCTTTCATAATATTTTTCCAAGCCAGTAATATATATAGTTCATTAACCAAACCATTTTTGACAACAGTTAATGCATCTCCACTCGGACCTCCACTATATTGTTTGTAAACTAATTCCCCCATAATATGCATGCTATTATAGTGTTCTTCCCCAAGGACTTCCATTTCATTACCATTGACACCTTTCACATACTTCTTTGTCCAACGAGTTATTATTTCATGTCCGGCTGCATTGACCATAGCATTGTATCCAGGTCCAAAATTTGAGTAATCTAGTGTTACTATATTTTCCAAACTCACTTCTGCCAGGTACCCAACTAAACGCGACCATTCAGGCCCATTACGGCTAACTCCCACTGCATGTTGTAGTTTGAATCTGTTAGCAGTATAAGCAGCCGAAAAGTGCAGGAAATTTTGTCTATTTGGTATAGTCGAATATATGGAAGACATGCAAAAAATGCGGGTAGCCCCGTGTTTTTCTCTCTTTAAGATTTTCTTCCTCTCATCTTTCGTTGCATCTATGTAAGGGAGGAATGGACGGATTTTCTTTTCTCTGAGTTTAGATACCTCTTCTAACCTATCTAGAACGTCCTTCTCTACTAACACTTTAATCACTTCTCCATGTTCGTCTCTTTGAATATCCATGTAATCTGACTTTAGAGTTTTACCTTGGAAAGGAAATCCCATCGAAGTGTTTAAGTGGATTGGTTCATATCCTGGAACAGGGAATCCTTTAATCGCTTCTCCAATCGTTAGTTTCTTTGGCTCTGAAATTATAGGTTGTAAATGAGAGTAATGCATATCCCACAACGCTTGGGTTACTTCTTCTACCTCTGATGTTTTAAAATTGTTAGTGAGGATACCGTGTTTTTTGCACCCTGCAAATAAGGGGGAGTCATCATGAGGATAACCTTTGTCTTTTTTGCTCAGATAACAGGGTAATGTTAAAGGTGTAGGAAGATACTTCTGTATTTTACTAGGCAATATAGATGATTTAGTTGGGTTAAAAATTGGTTTCTCAACAACGCCACAATGTTCCACTTGGACTTCAATGGGAAAAAGAAGCTTAGCATGCTCTGGATTTTTAAGTGTCGTGATTTCATCCGATATTGATTCAGTGTCAGTGAAAAGTTCCCGGGTTAACAGCACTCCAAACCCTATGGGGTCCGAGAACACTCCCCAATCAGCCCTGCCTGCAAAATGCATAGCTATAATGGGTCTTGTTGTATCCTTTAGTAGCACTAAAGAACCACAAGCCCCATTCTTAGAGAAGGTGTATTTCAGCGAGTCTGTTGCCACAAAGCTTTCTGTTATGGAGTTGATTAATTCTTCCTTAGCTATTCCCAGTATTTTGATGTTATGTTCTGTAACGTGATTGTTCTTCCTATTAGGTCCTTCCAAAATATACGCTTGTGTTGTGAAAGCTGCCAAATCTTTTTCCTTTACAATAAATTTTCGTATATCCTTGAACGTGGGCATAGTTTTAGGTAAAGTCCATTTGCAAATATCCGCAGAGTCTGCCAATTGGAAATCCTTCTCATCAAATTGGTAGTCCACTTCGATGGTGTTTTTCCTGCTCCCAAGTGTTATGTTGGTGCATACTTCAACTTTATCTCTCAAGGTGTAATAATAATGTTTCGGCAAAATAGCAACTCTATCATGAATTCCGACACCTATCATGTATTGCATGAGAACATCTCCATCCCACATTTTGATTGAAAAATAATTATTTGCAATGGATTGGTCTAATGCTTCTTTAAATTCTTCCTTGTTTTGAGTGAACGTTTTGGCTGATTTAATTATCGTCCGCTTGTTTTTCAAGAAGTGACGAGTTTGCAGAGATCCTGAACTTTCTATTTGGGACTTCGGAGTAACAAAGTAGTTTATAAGCTTTAATGATGCCCAGATTGTAGTCACGGCCATGACGCCATAAGATAAATACTTAAAGATCTTTTTCCACATGGGGTCTTCCTCCACCATAAAATCATCTATATTGAAACTTGTACTGGGTTTATTCTCAACTTCGTAAATGTCAGGACATAACATTCTATACGAATGATCTCGTTTATGTGGAGGTGTTACCAATTGGTAATTCTCATAATCATCTGGGTTTCTACAATTGTCCATAATTTGTTGAAGCAAATAATTACTGCGCAACTCTCCCGACTGGAAATTTCGTTCCATAAAATCAGCGTACTTATCTAACATATCCTTCTCATTCAAATTACAATTAGGTTTACACTTAGAGTATGGCATAGCTATTAACGTTTTCGTTGAAGGATTCAGAGCATTCCAGAAACCATCATTGTAGATAAAGTCATCGCGTTTGAAGTTCTCTGTTGTATGTAAACACTCCACTTTATTTCCTGGATTCTCTATATTAATGTACTTTAACATCTCTTCCATGAGGGGAGTTGGTTCTCCTTGGACTAACGAATTTGTTATTTTTCTTGAAGCTGCCATAGTAATTGATTGGGTTGTGATAGAAACTATTAAACCCATAATCAATTGAGGGTTGTTTACAATAAATGCTTTGAATTCCGAGTAGCAGTTTGTCATCATAGTGAAAAGTCCTCTTAATGTCCATTCGCTGACTTTATGACCTCCTTGTTGATTCAGACATTTGTAACATGTGCTCTTGTCATTCCTACAAGAAACGCAAAGACGATGTTTATCTTTCTCGTACAACACTAACTCTTTTTTCCCACAATGTGAGCAGTGTATATCTTCGTCTGTAGTACTAAAAAAAGCCAATATAGAATCCCACAAATCCGTTAGACCTTCGGTAACTGCCCCCTCTAAGGGTTGAACTTTTAAATCTTCCATTATACGTTTCAATTCTTGTTCTAGTATATGTGATGGATACAAGTCAGGTGTAGTTAAGTCACTCTCTATTTTTTGCTCCATGTAATTAATTATGAAATCAGTTGGGTCAGTTAGTGCTAATTCTGTTTCTGACCCTGATAACATTTTAATTTGATCAATAAGGTATAGTTTTTCTAATTTGTCATAACTAACGAATTTTTCACACAAATAAGCATTCATTAGCTCCCAATTCATCAAAGGTTCTACTTCTTTTCCTGTGAACCTATCAACCACTTGGAAAATTAAGTGATTGTATTTTCTCTTCTCCTCCATCGTGTAGTCCGCCATGGTAGTTCCCGGTTTGGCTAAACCACATCTTACTACTACATCCCGTCGTCTATATACTGCATCTTTGTGTGCAGTTATTGTATTTAATGAAGACTCTGGAAATGCATTATTAGTGAGCAACGTCACTAACTTGGGTTGTGCTGGTCGCCCTTTGTCATTTATATTAGCTTGGGATGGTAGAAAGTTAGCATGAGATTTAAGTTGGTAGAGTTCAGAAACTTGTTCTTTAATAGACTCAGAATCAGAAAGATTCAACCAATCATCATACCCCACACATGGTTCATCCTTAAAATCATCCCAATGCTTTAGACCTGGGCAGCGGACATATGTTGGATCGCACCCACCGGTTGAATACCCAGCTGCGGAGAGTAAATTCAGAGCCATCTGACGTTGGATTGTAGATTTCCCTATTCCTGGTGGTCCCTCCAAGCAAATAACAAATGGTTCATAACAAATTGGTGAACAAGACAACGCAGAATAATTTTCTTCTGTGAATTTAATCATCTGGTTACACCAATTCAATAAAATGCTTGTGGAAGCATTTGGATTAATTTTTGCTATTCGCTTCTTTATGTTATTTGCTTGTATGGTGGTTGTCCACAGAAGTAATCTAAATTTCTTTTCTTTTAGACGACGTCTATTTAATGGATTTGTGCAAATCTCCACATTATCAATGAATTCAGCTATTTCTGTAGAGTGAGTAGCAAAGTATTTTTTGATTGCCACTTCCGGTTTCACCAAGCCAAAGATGTAATTGAGCGCACTGTCTGCAGTCTTAAACAACATGCTAACAAAATTCATAGCTGTTGTAAAATATGATAGCCCTCTTACATCCGTTAAACGTGTTAGCAACCCTTCCTTGTAATCCCTCACTTTGTTCTGTTTGATCAAATGCTTAACTCCAAAAGCAGTACCCACTATACCCAAAATTAATCCCGCAAAACTCTCAGTTGTAGAAACTAATCCTGATTGTTGTTCTGTCGAATTAGGTCCTTGAATTCCTATTTTAGGGAATAATTGTTTAAAAATAGCTATGAGCTTATCTTTATAATGGAGTAAAGAATCATAATTTAAAGGAAGAAACTCTACCAACCATCGCATACAAATTAACGCCATATTTGTGTAATCGAAGTTTTTAACCAATAGTATAGTATCAATTATCATAGAAACAATATGTTTGAACGTGAAGTGTTCCCCAACTCCATTAAGCGTATCGCCTAACTTAGCTATTTGGTGACATATTCCGTTCCTAGCCTCTGTTGCGTATATTCCTGCTGTTTCCAGGGATTGATTTAGTTTTCCCATTAATCCACTAACACCTTCTGCTGCTGTCTCTATCTTCGACGCAACTGAGGTACTCTTCCTTATCAAGTACGATCCAGCAGCCACACCCGCTACTGTACCCACAGCCATAGCTGCTGATTCCATTTGGATTTCACTAATCTTTAGATTGATCAATCCCCAAAAAAGGGGTTCTATATTACTAGACATAAATAGTCTATATAGTCTTTTACAATTAAAATTTGGTAAATTTAGTGCTTTCATTTTGTTGTCTACTACGTCCCACATGTAATCGGGTGTCTCATCTTTAGCCATTGACAAGATCAATTTCACATTTAGGCGATGGGTTTCTAAATATTCTTTAAGATCTTCCAATTTTCTCCTATCCCCTTTAAACGGAAAGACAGGAAGGAGAGCCATGTTAGCAAAACCTACTTCTAAATATGTATCTGCATAAAATGGGAGGCTTGACTCTGGAACATCAAATGAACTAGTAAAAAAATACAGTGGTTGTGGTAGTAATTTGAATTCTGGGATATTTGGAACATTTAAATGTGGAATAGAAGCATTAAATTCATTTCGGGCGTGCTCTATTTTTTTTTTCCCTAGCTCAGTAGATTCTAGTCCTTTGATTCTATAATTATATTGGGCTAGAAGCCAAGGATTACCACTTTTTGGAAGGGTGTAAGAATCGAAAACTTCTGGCGAATTTACTTTAGTATTATTCACTTGCTTTACGTCGCCAGATTTTGTGTCTTGCGTAACAATGTGTGGTACAAGTTTTGTGGTATCACTCACTTGTTCAATCTGAAAACCCACCTTATAAGCTCTATTCGCATGAACGTAGCTTTGTAAGAAGTCATCTGATGGTAATTTGACAAGAACCTGTTTGTATGAGGGGAATCCCATAAAAGAACTCAATTCCGCTCTATCCCCATACTCGTAGAATATATCTACATCCACTTCATCCTCACAACAGATAACGAGATGGCCTAAAATATTATCTGTTTCATTTCGAGGAACAAGCAATATATCATCAGTGTCTCTCACCCTTCTACCAGTTACCAGTCTATTTAGATTGTTACTATCCATAAATGTTATTTCTCCCCACGGGTTAATCTTCTGTGTTATAACAGTTGTCCGGTAGCCAGCATCTATTGGGGTCAACATATCAGTCAAAGTCCCACACTTGACCCAGGATTCATCAGCATGACTTTCCATACCTTTCACATTCAAATAAACTCTATGGATTCCGGCAAAATTAAAACCACCATTGGGTAATTTAGAGATATAAACTGGCTTGTCTGTAGCCGTTTTCACATTAACTGTGACTCGGATATCACCAGAAAAATGACGATGCACAGTACCTAATAACGCGCTTGGTGCAGCACAGGTTGTATTGAATGGTGCTCGCATATCTCTTTGGTTAAGTGGAAAAACCGGCAGAATAAACCATTGGCGAATGTCTCCATAAATGTTACAAGGTCGTCCTATTGCATTTAATCTCATCAAAGTGTCTTCTTCTCTTCCATACGTTCCAGAATCTTGCTTGACTGCCTTATGAATTAGTGGTGGAACTGTGATAGATGCTACCCGAACTTTTGACCGCAAAATATTTTTGATAGTTACTTCATCATTAGTATTTTTAACTTCCAATCCTTCTCCTTGAACTATAAACTTCGCCACTGCTGTCTTTGTATTTGTTGCTGGAACACTCTTATTCATTCTTATGGTTGCAGGGATAGACATACCTTCAGTGGACTCATTAGTACCAATATTGGACAAATCTATATGTCCTGTAGCCGATATGACTGGATCTTGAAGTGAGCTGTATTTATTTAAGGCCATACTAGGGAACTTTCCGTAAGTATAATAATCCATCTTACCATCAGGAATCTTATAGGAGTATGGATGGATAAGCTGGCTGGCTACTAATTCATGAAACTTAAAATTAGAGCCAGCTCTACATGATACTAAAATTGAGACTGCAGATGATAGTAGTTCTGATCCTAATAAGGGTTCAGCTACACTGAGTGTTAATCGTGTTCTAGATCTGGCAAAGAGTCCCAAGGGGGTTAGTGTTGTATATAATTTTGATGCTAGTTGACTAACAGTGTGCTTTGGAACCACATCAACCACTCCATTATTTCTAGCTAGTGGATAATCAAACACGATATTGTTCCTCCTCATCATAGTGTCATACTTATACTCGATGGGAACCTCAAACGAATTTTGACCGGAGCTCAACGCAAAGGTTGTTGTATGTGACGCAGTTAAAGCTTCGGTTGTTTCGTCTGGAGTTGCATATTGTACAGTTGCCATTAAAGCTCCTGTGTGCTGTTCACTGGTTAAAATAGTGAAGGTGTAAATAATTTCTCCTGTCCAATAATTATAGCAATTAGCCATCGCGCACAACGGAGTTGGAACAAAGTCAACTTCTAACTCTTTCTTATCGATTATAGAAGGATTTACTGCTTTGTCCATAAGGATGGTCCATTGTTTGTCATCTTTCTTCCAGGCTAACTTAGTGTCAATACCATCAATGCGTGCTATATCCATTGTGGTTTCAAATGGCATCTCCGTTTTAGGTAAAAGCGTAGTCGTACTTAAGGGATCCATGGCTAAGGGAGTTGCATTTGAAATTCCCACGCTAGCTGAAAAGTGGTTAATAGCCAAGGGGCGATTAATTATAACCTTATCCATATATGGTTTATCCTCATCCACAATGATGCCAGCCCGTTTTAATAATTTTTCAGCTGCTGCTATTTCGGGAACCACTATCTCAGCCACTTCTGTGATTAATCCTTGAGTGTACGTTAGGGCATACATAGGGTTGTCGACAAATCTATACCGAACTGTAACCTTAATTGATTTTGGGACATTTAGCCCAACTTTATAAACATCCAGTACTTGAATAAGTAATGCACTCATCTGACCTCTCATTACTCCTACGTGTCCTTTAGCATTCGTTGCATTACGTACGAAATTATTTCGAAACGGATTGTCGATTCTTATGATTTGTGTTTTAGGTCCATTCAATTGTAAAACTCCTCCATTTCCATTTGGATCTAATGCTTTATTTCTTTGGTACGTGGTCCATGGATGGTTGTGGTAGTCTTCTAAATTTTGGAAGGGATCAGGTATTGATCCTACTACCAATGCCCCGCAACCTTGTGCAACTGCTGTTGTGGATATCTCAAATTCCATGATTGGTTTGCTATAGGCGAAGTTTTTATTAAGAGTTGTTACGGCACTTTTAAATTGGTGTAAGTCACCAGGAAGCATTATAGTTGCTAGGGTTCCAACTTTCGTATCTGTTGTCAAATCGTAAGTCTTAAAGTGTTCCATTTTGTTAGTCGCAATTGGAAGCCGAGTGGGCCCTGAGGGGTCACATATTGAATCTAAATTTATTGATGGTATAGTAGCATTGAGAGTCTGCGATGGCGGTAAAATAAATGAAGTAGTGTCTGTTACAATTTTATCTCCTTGGTCTGTTTGATCTGTATCCATCTGAACACTCACAGGCTCCACCAATTGTCTAATTATTTGATACGCTTGGTCTTCTTTTGTTCCTTCCACACCATATACTATGGTATCTCGTGTCGATGGTAACACTCTGAATCTAAGTCGGTAGGACAACTTTCTATGTCTATAATCGTTTCGTCGGTATCGTTCGAATGAGATTTCGTGGATTGGCACCACATCCAACCAGCGATCAAACATGCCAAAGCTGAAAACATCCCTAGGGATGATATTGGATTCCTTCGTAAATGTCTCCTTAATGGACGTATGATATTTATCAAAAGCCATTCCTCTAATGTCTGACTGGTGCTGTCCTCTTGATCCATTAGAGTCATTTGATCTCTCTCTATTAATGTTGTTGTTGTAGACTGGTACATGTTGTTGATTCATTATTGATATATGATTATTTAAGTTTGTTTTATTATTGTGTGATTATTTGGTGATAGGATGTTCAATTTTTGAATTCCTACCAGAGTAATTTTGAACGAGTTTCGAAACAAAATACCTATGTTGCTCTACATTCAATGTCGCGAACTATGAGGTGTTATCCGGTCTCACACGCTGCCGGCCTCACGCTTATGCTAGATTTAACTTATTTATTGGGAGGCTTCAAATTTCCCGTCTACTAATACTAGTAGTTTGATTGCTATCCGTCAAATAAGCCTAAATAAGTTAACCTATAACTATTCTTCTTATACGATTTACAAAGGTACTAACTCTACTTTATGATAGATAGTTTCCAATTTTAATAGTTAAAAGAGCTGGGACTAACTGGTCAAACAAAATTTAATTTGTCTCGCTTGGCGCCCCACAACTGTATTCGTGAACACTTTGTTCGGAACAGTCGTTTTTCGGACTCTAGTTTATAAAAATTTTCTCTTATCTACACTCTGTAAAGATTCCCACTTGACGCGATTATTTACGGTTGTATTAAATCCTTCATTCACGCACCTTCCGTGTTGCTCAAGGTGAACATTTACTATTTCTCCCTACTGGTCCTTGTCTGGCTAACTCGGGCGCTCGTTTGAAATATCGGTTAAGTTGGTAAGTAACCTCTTTTAAAATTTTGAATATAACTGGGATACTCTTTCTCAAGGAGTTCTTATAACCAGTTAACGTTAATGTTTTATTGCTGGTGTGATGTTTTATAACATCTGTTTCTTAATTATTTGTTTTAGTAGCTTTTCCATCTTGCGCTTTTAGGTGCTTCAGGTCCTCCCAAGGGTTTAACCTTTTGTTACGGGGTTATAAAAGAAGGGCTACTAAC